GCTAAAGGAAACGCTGATTTCTTGGTCTATGCCGAAATCAGCTCTGCGTAAGTTCGCCTTCCAGCGCAGCAGTAGCCGCGTGGCGCACGTAACGCGCTCCGTTGATAATCCCACCAGTGGTTCAACGGTTAAGCGGTGTCGCGAATGTGAGAAATCCATTCGCGACACCAAGGAAACGATCCATAATGGCATGCTGTTGCTTCGGGTCAGGTACGGTCTTCCGTACTCTGAGCTACCGGACTGCATGTCTAGTGAACTCTCTCGTTTCCTCTCATTCCTCTTGCTACAGGGTAAGGAGCGGACCTCTGTAGCATTTCCTCGCCGACAAATGAAAAATGGTAAGGAAAGTAACGGCCTTTGTTCGCTACAAAGGCTGTGTCGGCGTGACCGATGGGCGTTGGCCCACGGTCTCGCGTCAATTAAACGCAACTTGCCGAAAAGTTGCCGCCGACACACTCCCTCCGCGCGTTCTTCGTGGGAAACGAACGCGTGCTCTCAACCCCCCCCCCCACCTTCCGGTTATCTTCAACACGTCCGGCGTGTTGTAACCGACTGCTTCCGTCCCGGATGGGATAGGAACTACAATTCCTTCGTCGGGAATCATGTTCCTAACCCGTCCGCTCGCGCCTGCAAAGGTCGCGCTGACGCCCTCTGGGCCGGACGTAGAAGCGAGTTCTTTACCGCTGCTACCAGTGAGATGGAGGTTGCTCCTCCAGCGCTCACGGGGCGGTACAAAGATATCCTTTCCGCGGGCAAGACTCGTCCCATGCTCATCTTTGATGAGTCGGTCGAGCTTCTTGCGCCATTGCATAAGCTACTTTATTCACATTTAGCTAAGCAGGATTGGGTTCTTTGCGGTCCTCCGACCGAAGAAAAGATGGCATCTGTCCTTGTGAACGAGCACCAGACCTCGGTAGATCTGGTGTCTGCAACTGACGGGCTTGACCTCACGGTCACCGAAGCCATTCTCGATTCCTTGTTCTTCACTTCTGTGAAGATACCGCGTACTCTTAGATCGTTTGCTAAGAGTTCCTTGAGACCCTTCTTTGAGGGTCTTGACGGTCAGGAAAAGAGGATCAGTCATGGACAGATGATGGGGGCCTACCTCTCCTTCCCTCTACTCTGCATCCACTCCTACTGTGCTGCCTCCTGGGCAGCTCGGGACGAGGTGGGGGCACGTTTTCTCGTTAACGGGGATGACACTGTCATCTCTGCCGGACGAGCTATTAGTGTGCAGGACTACCCACCTGGGTACCGACTCAACGCTGATAAGACAATTCGTGCCAGGAATGTTGCCGAGCTCAACTCGACAGTTTTTCTAAAGAGTGGAAGGAGGTGGCGTGAAGTACGCCACCTCAGGAGAGGAGGAGCGGTGGCCGATTTCCCCGGGATGATCCATATGGCGAAAGCCGTCATGGTGACTCCCGGGTTCGTGGACGCCTATCAAAGGTGTCGAATCGGTCGCCGCTGGGGTTTCCTCCCCAGCCAACTTGGTCACACGACCTACCCTGCTTACAAGAGAGAGCGGGGCCTCAGGGTGCGTCGAGCTTGGACGCCCTTGCCGGAACCATCGGATGATGTTGAGTTCCCTGAGGAGTTGGTTAGGATCACCGGAAGGGATCCTACGCCCGTGGAGGCAGAAGCCTTGCGTGTTGTCATGTGGACTCACGGGCGCTGGGGGGGTTCGAAGAGAGACGTATTTTCTCCGTCCTGCGGGAAAGTACGTCGGAGTTATCGCTACAGGGCCCAGCCCTGTTGGTCTAGCCTGAGTTTTGTCGGCTCAGGGAGGCCGAAGTTATCCCCTCTTCGCGAAAAAGGGGGGGAGATGTCGCTAGTTCCGGCTAGCTTTATCTCCGACGAGGAATCGAGGGGGATCGCGGACCTTGAACAGTTCCGAAGGAACTGGGATAGGGGCTTCATTATTTCAGATCTTGAAGCACTGGACCGCGATCGATGAGTTCCATGGAACCCATATCGTTTCTGGCCGGTTGTGTACCGGCAAACATGAGCCCATGGCTAACGGCGGGTTGCCCTGTAGGTCGTAACACACGTGGAGGAATCTATCCCCCCGAGCTCCTAGCGAGTGTAGGGGGGTCACGAGACCACGGTGCGTATCTTAGCGCCTTAAAGTGCCGCATGGGA